TGTCGATCCTGCCAGCACAAAGATGTGGAACGAGATCCTTAATCGTACGACGTTGCACCACCTAACTGGTTGACGAGTGCCCGGTCATTACGACCAAGGATCTCGTTCCACATCTTTGTGCTGGCAGGATCGACACCAAGGATCAGTCGCTTCGGATCATCCTTGATGCCCTTCCACAGACTCTTCAGATGTGACTTCTCAAAATTAAATACGTCGCTCAGGAATCCCATTACTAATCTACCTCCCCGGTACGTCCATCGATGACGACGTTGTCAGGTTTAGGTTTAATCAATGCCAAAATACTCGAGACCACTTCGAGTTTCGTCTCGTCACGCAGACCGATGGGCGAGCCGTCCTTACCGCTGTGCTCAGTCTCTTTACGATCAGCCCAGTGCTCGCGCTGTCGGTTGGTCAACCACAGTTTGATCGCTTGCACGTCGGGCTTGTAATGCTTGATAGTGTCGGCACGGATGACCTCTCCGTCCCACTGAAAAATCTTTTCTTCGTCGTGCGTATAACCGACGGCACTCTGGTACAACGCACCAAGGACAGCAGCGTCGGCATCGGTGTAGCCTGCTTCGATTGCATCCTTGAACATCGGGTACTGCGCCTTCCACAGGCCCAGCTGTCTCTTGCTGATGTCGAAGATCTCGGACATCTGGTCTTCGCTGATGCCACGCATTGCAATCGCACGAACCTGGTCGAGATGATCAGGCAAGAACACGCGCGAACCTTCCGCAAGCAGGTGACCTGCACGGTTACGCGCGTACCTCTTAGCCGGTGGCTTGATGCGTCGTGCAGGCATTACTGTTGCTGCTCCTGTTGCATTTGCTGAAGTCTTAGAGCCGCGTCTTCCGGACTCGGGCCGGGATCCAACCCAGGTCCGACGAAGGGTGAACCTCCACCCAGCGAACCTTCCTCTCCGGGTGTGCCTCCCAGCCATGAGATGGGATTTATTTTCTCTGTGACACCGGTAACTATCTGTCGCAGTGCCGACATGCCCGTTGCTGCCTGCCCTTGGATCATGTCAGGCGACATGCTCAGGTTCAGTTCAGGCATGTCGATCTCTCCCTGCAATACCTGATTGCCTGTCGCCACTATTAACGGACGCAGTTGCGCCATGATCTCGTTCACGAGTGCAGGTTTGCCCTGAGCATGCGCAAGACGCAAGAAAAGATTACGCACCGGAGCACTCTGCACTCCCTGCCCCATCATGCCGGTCATCGCGCCAGCCATCGCTCCACCCACGACATCTAAGAGGTAGAACATCCCGCCTCCTGCCATGGCTGCAGTCATGCCTGCACCTTTACCGATGTTCGCTGCATCCTCGGAGATGCGAATGAACTCTCGCGCACCCTCAAGCATTGCACGCTGGTCAGGATCCGGGAACATGTTCTTCACTGCTTTAGCGTGGTCATCGAGGTACTTCACAAACGTACCGGGATTTGCAATGTTGCTCGCTTGTCCGGGTCTCCAGTTCGCACGCCGCATGCCTTCCGCAAGGAATCGCTGCTGCGCCATGGTCTGTCCTTCCGGCGTAAGCTTGGCGAACAGCTCCTTGATGCGCCTGCCGTTGTTACCGTTGAAGACAGCGTCCACTAACGCTTCATCGATTTGCGAAGCCTTGATCTTTTTCGCGAGGACATCGTCCACAACCTCTCCGGCTTCCTTCAGCCAAGCACGTCTGATCATCGCTTCGCTAGGTCTGCCATCGAGGGTGTTGAAGCCAAAGAAACGCCAGTCTTTCATGCGCTCCTCAAAAGTCTGCGCAATCTCCTGACCCAGCTCAGCATCCATGTCAATGCCCAGCTCATCTGAAATTGATTTGAGGGTGTCGCTGCGCTGGGCCTGCTGCTTGAGACGTTGCTTCGCAGTACCGAAGAACGGAATACGATCCGTGACCTTCAGGAAGATCCGTTGCGCAGGTGCGAGGTGCTCCTGCAATGCATCGGACGTCATAACTTTGTAGCCTCGTGCTGCAGCAAACTCCAGTGCCTGGGTGACAGTCTCAGGAATGTTAGTTAAGTCTGCCAGCTTGCCGAACATCTCCTTACCTTTCATTGCCAGTCCCAACGCTGGCTTCGCTAACAGTTCCGGAACAACACCGAACGCTGTCGCCAGTGCAACATCTTCAGGATCGTACTCACCTCCTGCTGCCTCTTGACCTCTTTGTGCAAGGTGCTCGGTCGCTCCTGAAGTAACCATCGCGGTGCCGACTCGCGGAGCCAACGCTTTAGGAATCATCGTGGCTTTAGAAGCAGGTAAGAACTGACCGACCAGCCCGATGGTCTGCAGCACATCTTGACCACTGATCCCCGGCTTGTTGATGACAGCTTCGTAGCCCGTGATCTTATTCGTCGCAATCGGAACGTACTCGGGTGCGTCCTCTGGATCCCAATCCTCCTCCAGCATCTTGGGGTGCGGTGCGAGTCGTACGGAGATCACGTCCGGGAATCGATTCTGCAGCTGCATGCCCAGCTCGTGTGGATCCATGGTCGTCATGTTCAACCACGCCTGACTGAACTCGACACCTGTTCTGCGTCCCAAGGTCGCTGCAGCTCCTAGCAGTGACGGGTCAGCCTCACCTGAAGTCTCGAAGCCTTCCATCATGCGCGAGCTGTGCGTCATCTCCGGCAGCTCTTCGATCATTTGAGGAGTGACCTCGGGATCAATAGGAAACCGCTGCCCGGTTGCACCAGGTTGGAGATGCCAGTCTCCAGTATCAACGGCTTCTCCGAATGCTGCGTCGTCTTCCCACCACTCAGCCATTACTGTCTCCCTCTATACTGCCGGATGGTACCGTCAGGTCGCTTCACCCAATCTCCGACGCTAGGTTCGGGTACTCCCGGTCCTACGATTATAGGATTCTGTTGAGATGATCCCGGTGCGGCGGACGGAGTTGACTGTCTTCCCTCCGTCATCAGTCCCTCGGGGTTATCGGCTGTGATGCCCATCGCTTGTAAATCGAGATCGAGTCCATGCTGGCGTGCTGCAGCAACACCACGACGGTATCGCTTACGTTGTATGCGCAAGCCCTCTTCAATGAGTGCCATGTTGACACCAAGCGGTTTCGACAGCCCTGTCTCCAACGCTTCCATGTACTTACGCTCGCCCTCGGAGATCTGACCGGGGAAATTCTTCAAACCCAGCAGCACTGCCTGACCTAATTCGTGTCGCAGGATACCGAGATCGGTAACCTCTTTCGTGTTGACACCGAACCATTCAGAGGCACCTTGCAGCAAAGCTACCCAGCCGCCGGTACCGTAGCCAGCATGCTCCACCTCTTTCATCAGTGCGATCACTCGTTCATATTTCTCGATGACCGGGTAAGCCTCACGACCTGCCATGATGTCGTTGTTGATGCGATCCGCTTTGGATTCTTCCAGTCCGAGTTGGAACTCCAACTCACTTCTCCGTTGCAGATCGTAGGGAGAAGATGCGTACGGAATGCTGCCGTCTTCACCGGGTTTATCCACGTACTGCGTTGTCATCATGCCCTGCTCACCGTTAGGACCGATGACATCGGGATCCCATATCTGCTGTACCCGTGCAAACCTGTTGGGATTTTCAGGGTGCTCCATAGAGTACGCGGTACCGACAGGCCTGCGTTGAGCGTACTCGCCAAGCCTGCCTTGCTTCTCAATCTGCGCGCGACGTAGCTCGTCGTCCAGATAGTCTCGGCGGATCTGTTCTTCCTGCGCTGCGTAGAGTTGCTCTTCCTGAATGCGTTCGCCTTCGTGCTGACGTTGAGTCTCCACTTCTCCACGCAGTGCACCCGCAGCCATGCCGACGTTCTCACCGAACGCACCTGTCTGTGTCGGCGACAACATTGCTTGTCCGAACGCCAGCCACTTAGCCTGTTGGTCGCGTTGCTGTTGCTGGGCGCGTCGTTCTTTGATTGCGTCCTGACCTGCACGCAAACGTTTCAATGCATCGTCACGATTCTTGATGATCATCTGTTGCAGACTTTGCCCCGGTCCTGGGTCAGTCGTGCGTTCGATAATCTGATCAACTGTGATTGCTGGTTCAGCCATGATCAATCCTGTTTATGTTCCAGTTCCAAATGATGTCCACCTGCTGCGCCGACACCCCGTCCGAAGTCAGGGTACAACTGCTTCGCCCATCGGCTGAGCGCTCCTACTGCACGTTGTCCGAAGTTCCAGATGCCTGAACCTGCAGCACGTGCCAGTCCACCGATGCCGTACTCATCTACCTCATAGCCGCCTCCACCAGCGCTCCTTTTGGGGACGCGTACCCACCCTCCGCGTATTCAGTCACGTCCTCGAATTCGCCGTCAACCATGTAGCCGCCTTCGGCTCCTCCCGGCTGTTGCAGTCCACGGTACACACCGTAGGCACCAGCAAGTTGCGACAGTGGTGACGGCTGGTAAACAGAAGCCGGTCCCACATCGGTACGCGTCGTCGTTCTGCCTTGCGGAGGCAATCCACGAATGATCTCGGACATCCAACTCGCTCGGTCGAACGGCAACTGACGTTGCTCCAAGAAGTCGGCGTACGCAAGATCGAGACTTGCCTGATCCATTCCGCGTGTCTGCTGACCGATTGCTTCCATCGATGCAGCATCCGTGAGGCCCATCTGCTGGGCAGCTTCGCCCATGCGTCCGAGTCCTTCGGCTCCCATGAACATCTGCTGTGCGCCAGCCTCTTCAAGTGCACCGACGATGCGTGCCAGTTCAGCTTGCCGTCCTTGGTCCGCACCAAAGATGTCTGCACCCTGACCGTACGCTCCGGACAGTGCTTCGAGACGCTGTGCTTCGAGTCCCTCTTGGATGTCGCGCACACCTTCGATACCGATGTCTTCCATCGAGCCGGTGCCACCACGTGAACCGTACTGACCTGCACCTCCAAAGGTGCGCTGCAGTGACGGCAGGAAGCCCTCTTCCAATGTACGCGTGGCGAGCTGCTCTTGCCGGTCGAGCACGCCACTGATGTACGGATTCATGTACTCCTCAGCGACGCCTTCATCCGTCCACTGTCGTGAGCCTGCTTGGAGGAACGGATCGGCAGATCGTCTGATGTTTGCAGCACGCTGCAGCCCACCACCGTACCCGGCAGCTCCCGCTTCGAGGTAAGGCTGGTACGCACCGATGTTTGCTTCGGTTAGGCCGAACGCAGCCTGCTGCTCGGGTGAGAAGCCCGCGATCCTGGGACCACCGTACGGAATGTAGGGCTCAGCTGCCGCTGCATTCGCTCGCGCGATCAGTCCCTGCGTGTAATCCGACATCCACTTCGGGATGTTTTCCACGGTCTGCCCGTAGGTTGTGACCGATTGCGGAGGTCTCCCCTCAAATAGGAAGTCTAAGTTGTTGGGCATTTACATTCTCCCCGATTCGATCATCGCTCTGCGGAGTTTCACCATGCCACCCCGTGCCATGTACTGGGCAGGCTGCTTCGCTTTGTGGCTGAAGCCACCTTTACTCAGCTTCTCCGATTTGTGCCGACGCAGGTTGTTGCGCATCTCATCCAACCGCTTCGCTCCCGCGTCACCGGATCCATCACCCAAGAGTGCGACCGATTCTGCGTCTATGACGTACTCACCGTCGCTCAGTCGCGCCGGGATATCGTCGGACCTACCAGTGCCCGGTCCTTTTACATAACGCCCTGCGGCTGCTACAGACGGGCTGGTGCGCTGTACGTCGGCGTTCTGAGACCAGTAATCGAACGCGCCTCCCCGCTGGTAGCCTCCTCTGGCATTCCCCGGCATGCCCTGACCCAGCTCCGCCTGAGGCGGCATCCACGTACCTGTGTTGGGATCCGGAGTGTAACCAGCAGCTTGCAACTGAGGTCGAGCACCTTGCGCCAGCTGAGCTGGGATCGGTTGGCCTGCAGCTATCATGTCTGCTACGCCACCCGTTCCGCCTAATCCACCAGCTGGACCCGGTACCGCTGGCGTGCCGGTCTCTCCGCCGAAGGGATCAGGTGTGATGAAGAGTTGCTCGCCTGTTGTCGGAGCCCCTTGTTGCCCGTAAGTGTAGTAAGCAGCCGCCCCCTCAGGACCAATCCATTCTCGGTTGCTGGTGTACTGCGGCAAAGATTCCAGCATCCACGGTGGCATCTCGGGAGGTTGACCCTCTTCGTATCCACCACCACCCAACGCACCAGCACCTAACAAGAGGGGCAGTGCCTGTCCAAGAAGATCGGTGCCCCCACCAGCTGGCGCAGCACCGGTCGCCGGAGCGGGAGGTGCAACTGCTGCTGCTGGAGGTCCACCTGCGGGATCACCAAACACAGTCAGTCCCGGATCTTCACCCGGAGGGATGGGACTCATGCCGCCCGCCTCAGCCAAGCCGCCCACACCAGGATCGAGGGTGAGCGGGTCCACACCTCCACCGGCAGGTGACATTGCCCCCGGTTCAGTTGGCCGCACTGCCATGATGCCACCGGCACCTGGGTCTTCGAGGTTGAAGATCTCCTGACCACGTTCCGTGATGCCTTCCATCGTCGGCTGCATCATCTGAGCCATTGCGCCCTGCATGGCACCCGATGCGAAGTCACCACCAGTCAGCTCGGCACCTGCACCGCTGGCGAGAGCCGAACCGACGAGGGCTGAAGTACTGTCGGACAGTCCGGGTGCAACATCTTTGATCGCACCACCCGCGAGATCACCGAGACCTCCGCTGATGGCACCGGAGATCGCACCGGTCGCAAAGTCACCACCTCCGGCTGCGGACATGCCGCCCCGGAGTAGTGCGTTACCGACCACACTGCCCGCTGTACCCACACCGGCACCTACCGCTTTACCGATCCATGCGCCCAGTCCGGGAGCGAAAATGCTCAGTGCAATTGGAGCAACGATCTGGAAGATCTCGGAACTAAAGACTTTTTTCACTGCCTTCTTCACCTTCTTCCAGATCTTGGAGAAGAAACCGTACTCGGGCATGCCGGTGTTCGGGTTGATGTCAGCCTTACCCCACATCCCTTCGATGACTTCGAACTCTTCAGGCGTCATGTGCACCATCATCGAGTCGCCGCCACGTCCACCTCGGCGTGTCGTCTCAGCAGCTTTTGCAAGACCACCTTCGGCCTTATCCACGTAGCCACCGATCTCGTAGAGCTTCACCTTCTTGGTGTCCTGTGTCTTGACACCGGCTTTCTTCAGCAGCTCTGTCGCAGCGAACGAGTAGAGTAGCTCCGGACCACCGGGCATGGACTCAATCTCTTGAGCAGCTTCGACAATCTCAGGGTCACCCCCTTTCTCTTGCAGCATTGCAGCAAGACCTGGTTGAGCTTGGATGCCCGTGAAACCTTCCTGCTCTCTGGGTGTAGGTGTATTTCTAGCCATCGTTTTATCCCGTGAAATCTACTGTGGAGAACATTCTCTCCGCCCACTCTTTCCAATCATCGTATGAAAATGGATCAGGTACGTCCTGTCCCAGTGCATCTACTCCGCCGAAGACACCTGCCGCCCACTCCTGCCACTTGTCCGGGTCATCCAGACGCTCGTAATTCGCATCGGACCCAGTCAGCTCGTCGGAGAAGAAGCCCAGTGCGCCCGCCATGAAGTCAGCCCACTCAATCACATTGTCGAAGCCGGTGGGGTTGATGATGCTCATGACTCAACCCTTCCGTCTGCCGGTTCGAGATGCGCGTACGTCTTGCCCAGCTCGTAGTTCCCGCCTTGGACATTCGATTCGAACTTGAAGCTCATCAACCGTCGGATGTCCTTAAATTTAACAGTCTCTTCCTCACCAGACGAGGGTGCCACAAAAATCGTCTCGGTAGGTCCGTCCACCACATCAGCCTTCGCGTTGGCACGCCCCTTCATAGTGATCGACATGTCACCTGCCTGCACCAGGTCGGGCTCGATTCTGGCAACGCGCAGGGACTTGTCAGCCATCTGCTGATCGAGCAGCGAGAACTCGTGGGTCTCGAAGGATGACAGCACAGCGCTGACAGACGACAGACGAATCTTGTCGAATGCAGTCTCGTGCTGCCACAGCGTGCGACCGTTCGCACCCACGTCGTTGTCCACCATGAATGGACGCTGGTACACGTTGGCAAAAACTCCTGCCGTGCGCCCCTGATTGACGTCGTCGTTGTCAGGTAGCGGCGTGTCGAACCAGTAGCCCTCGCGCACGTTAAAGATGACCGCGTGCGTGCACTCTGTCGCATTGCCACGTGGGTAGCACCACCAGATCTCACCGTAGCGAGGGATCTTGAAGCCGAAACATTTCTGTCGGTTCACGAAGTTGATGTTGTCGAAGAACCAGTTCTGATTCATGTTGTTGGGCATCTCACGCACGACACCGTTGAATAGGTACCAGCGATCAACACCGGGCCAATAATAAATGCCGTCCATCTCGACCATGCCTTGCGAACTCATGACCGAAGTTCCACGTGCGACGATGTCGAAAACAAAATCAGGTGAGCCACCTGCATTGAATGTCGCTCGGATGAGAGAGTCGAGCCCCCACATCAAGACAGCCGGTCCAGCACCAGCACCTCGAAGCGGCATGCCCTTGACAATTTTCTGCGTGCCTAAGTTGAACTCGACGGGCGCAGCAGACAGGTTGTTGATCGCAGAGTATCGGATCAGTCCATCACTACCGTACGCGAATAAGTACAGACCACTGACGACGATGCCACCGCTAACGTTTCCACCTCCGCCGGTATTCCACCCAGTGGCACCAACAGCTAAACCTGTCGTCGAAAGGATCGTACCTGCATCGATGGTGTCGATGTAGATGTCGCCACCTATCGAGTTGTCGATGTTCGCAGCGTTCGGTGCAGCGTGCGCAACGAGCACGTGGTTACCTGTGCCGCCAGTGTCCGCATAGATATCGAACTGCCACAGGTTATCGACGTTAGCAGCGAAACCTGCAGGAGTACGATCATTGAACAGGAACAGATTACCGTTGTTAACTTGGTACTGACCGATGGTGTTCGGATGACCCAGGTGCAAGTACTGGACGTCGTCTTGTGAGAAAGAAGCCATGCCGCGAGTGATCTCCGGCACCGTGTCAGTCACCTGCTGGTAGCCGCCCATCTTTTTCGGTTTGCCACGCTGGAACCTGCACCACTGTCCGTCGATGTAGTGCTCGTTATCGAAACGAGTACTGTCCCGTTTGATTCCGGGAGCAGAGGCAAGCATTGCAGGTTGGCGTGGCATTATGTGGACTCTGCTTCTAGTGATACAGCTGCGGTGTCAAAATCGTCTCCACCCCCTGATGGACGTACTCGTAACGTGCCTGTGAACGTCGTCGTCCCAAACCCTGTCTCCTCTACTCCCCAACGAGGAATTGTTGATCCAGCAATCCATGTATCGGCAGCGTCACTTCCGGGAAAGTTGAGCGTTCCACTGATCGTGTCCAATCTAAAATCAAAGTCAGAGATGTCAAGTGAGGGATTCCCCCATCCTCCCACGCGGAAATTCACACCGGGAGTACGAAAACTGAAGACATCACCATCTGCCTGTATTTCCATTTCCGCACCGGCATCAGTAGGAGATGACTGACCATTGAAAATGTCGTAAGGATCCGACTCGAAGACCGGATTATCGAGGAGTGACATTGACCCAGCAGGGAACTGAATCATACTCATGTCATTCCACTCCCCCAGATGATGTAGTTCGAGGCTGTCTGTCGGAAGATAGATACGACGCCTTGCGTGACCGTGACGCCACCAACGGTATCTTGACCATCGTCGAAGAAGAGCGTCGTGCCACTACCCTCAGTGATCGTAAGAATGCCGCTTCCCGGAGCAATGATATTGATTACAACTCCGACAGGCCAATTGACTTGACTGGTGCTGTCCTCCAACGTGATCGTGTCGTTGCCGCCATCAAAGTAAGAGCCAACGAAGTTCTCTGCTCTGTTGTCAGTGGAGTTGAAGTTGAACGAATTATTAGTTGTGATACGACCAGGAGCAAGAGCGATCCCGAAGTCGTTACCAGCATCATCGGTGAACCTTGGATCATTCGGTACGTCATCTCTGACCCAGAACTGACCGGACTGCGCCTGACTGGTTGAAGCTGATGCCTGCTCGAAGATGTACAGCGAGCCCAGCTGGATACGGAATCCGTCAAAGGTACCGCTCAAGTTGAGAACAGACGGGGGTCCAGTCAGCGTGCCGAAGGTTGCGATGAGTGTGTCTGCACCGTCGCGCATCTGCAGACCGATACCTTCGCGAAGCTCGAAGTTGGCAGTGCCTCCATCTTTTCGGACGGAGATCGTACCGGAACCACCACCGATACCTTCGTTGCGCATGTAGATATGGTTGGCAAATGCCTGATCTTCGAACGTCAGTCGCATGCCATCTTCGAGCGCTATGCCATCGTCGTTCTCGTCCTGCCCGCGAATCTGCAAGCCAGTAGCGATACCGTTGAGATCAATGATGCCTTCGAAGATCTGCATGCTGGCACTGAAGTCAATTCCATCTCCAACACCGAGACTAAGAAATGCTCCATCAAAGGTCAGCGCAGCAGTACCTTCAATACTTGCCGCACTGTCCCAGACAGCGATCTGATTATCGACAGGAACGCCAGTAATACCGGCACCAGCGATTGTGCTGAGCAGTGCCTTTGCATTGACGTTAGCATTGTCAACGTCCTGAAAGACGAAGAAGTCATTGACCGTGTCAGGAACTGCTATCGCAATGCTTGCGAGATCGAAGTCGAATGTGCGATCTGCAGTGAGGTCGCCACCACCCAGCATGCCGTCGCCTGCAGTTAGCAGACGCGAATCGGGAGGAACCTGCAGATTGATTTGTGCGCCACCGACAGTCGTTGCACCCGTGCCGCCCTGCCCAATGGTGATCGGGAACCCAATACTGGTGGATGAGTTCGCGTTGATCACGTCAGTGGCATCGCAGTAAACGATTAAACTCTGACCCTGAGTAACGAATATCCCCGCACCGGCAGCGGTGTCGATCTCCAACGAGAAGGATCCACTCGTCTGGTTGTCCACCCAGTACTGCTGCGTCGAGTTCGGTACGACGATGCGTCGGTTACCTGTCAATGCACCCGTAAATCGATAAGCGATCCTGTTCAGGTTTGCACCGGAGAGTACGAAGTCACCAGAGCCTGGGATCGGGATCGACACGAAGTCGAACGCAATGGTCGAGCCGGAGCTGAGTCCGATGGTGAAGTAGTCCGCACCGTCCGTGAAGAAGAACGCACTGTCGTTTACATCCAGGTTGATGCTCGCACCACCGTCGATCACACCAGACGGGGGCAAGACGTTGAGCGTACCGCTGCCTGAGTTGCGCAGCATGAAGAACCAGTTGTTGCCGACAATTCCCGCTGAGGGCAAGTTCGCAGTACCTGCACCTGAGGTATAAACCAAGCACTTCGCTCGATCACCATCGACTACCGTGATGGGCGTTGCACCCTCGACATCAGAATCAATGATCTGTTCGAGCATGCCGAAACCATCAGCCTGCAAGCCTGCTCCTGCCAGTGCAGAGGCAGAAGCGAGTGTCGTTGCTGCGCCCAGTTGAAACGCTGACCAGATACCTGCCTGCGTCGAGTTGTCCGTCAGTACAAGGACCCACTGTTCGCCGGTCCCTACAAATTGAATGACGCCTCCCGTGTTGTCACGCACGGTGAAGTCATTGCCACCGATGTTGTTGACCGTGGACTTGTTGCCTGTACTGACATTGCGTGCGTCAGGGAAATCAATGTTGAGTGCTGCAGCCGTGGTATTAATGTCGAGGAAGTCTGCGACGACATCCACGCCTTCGATCTGTTGTTCAATCGGCCACTGCAGTGCGACATCGACAGCCGTTGCGATGGCGAGATAGCTGGTCTGTGAAGGGAACAGTAGCTCCCCACCGAATACCGTTGTGTAACCCATCAGACAGCCTCCCTCGTAACGTTCCTATCAATGACACGTTTGATGTCCTGACCTTCAAGAATCGCAATGTCCTTTTCGTAAATCTTTTCCCATGTCGGGATGCGTTCGTCGTTCTTTAAAAATGGAGTCGCCTGCAGGAGCGCACCATGAAGCAGGGAGTTCGGGGCAAAGTCCGAAGACCAGTTCGTTTGATTGGTTGCATCCAGAAGTGCAGGCAACTCCCAGTAATTGACCTCGAAGGGATAGGCAAAGTCTGCCGACGGTGCGATCAGCCAGTTGAAATAATCGTAATCCGCATAGAATTTCGGTTGGTCGGTTAGATCTTCATCCGGCCAATACCGTCGGCAGTACTCGTAGGATCGAGCGAACAGCTGCGTGCGCACCTGCGTCGCTCCCACGCCAAAGTTGATCGAGATCGTGTCGCGCCAGCGGTCAGGCTTTGGAATAACTGACTGCCCGATACCCATCGTATCCGTCACGTTGCTTACAAATCCCAGGATTTTTAATCGGTTCGCCAGCTCCCGCTCTGCCAGATTAATCAAGCTCGGGAGCTGGTCGAACACTGTGGGATCGACGGACGTACCTCGCTCCAGGTAGGCCCGAAGGTCTGCCAGTAGCGAGTTAAATGTCATCGAGACAGCCATGCGTTACTCCTCACCCGGTTGGGGGTGTTTCGGTCTCTGTTGGATCAGGCTCGGGTGCTGGATCAGGATCTGGCACAGGATCCGGTTCTGGTTCCGGTTCGGGTGTCGGATCAGGCTCGGGCTCAGGATCTGGCTCAGGCTCGGGCTCCGGTGTGGGTTCCGGTTCGGGTTCAGGGTCAGGAACTGGAGGTTGATTTGCAGCTTCTTCCTCTTCAGCTCTGCGGCGTGCCTCTTGAATGACATCATGGGCTGCATCGCTTCTCTCCTTCAGAGAATCCCACTCTGCTTTAGACGGTGCCCGCCCCTGTTCAGCCATGCTCTTGACCATCTCCGCGAACTCTTTCAGTTCAGTGTGAGCCTCGTCCCCACGCTCCAGAAGTTCGCCGAGAAAATCGAGCAACTTCGACGTCTCCTGCAACTTAATGCTGGAACCTCCACCGAGAGCGGGGTTATCTACGACAATAGACAGACCCCGAATTGCCATCAGTATCAATTGGATCGGATTCATTGTTCTGCTCCTCTAACTGCTGCGAGTAAATTATTGATGAGCGGAACAAGTCTCTCAGTCCAGTTGTTGAGGCTGTTCATGGCATTGACGTACCGTTGTTCGCCAGTACCGAACCTCCTAAACTCGTCCTGAATTTCTTCGAACTCCAGCACCGCTGCGATTAAGTCATCGACGACTGCTTTCGCTCGTTCGTCCGCCCTCCCGATAGCAATTGTTTGACTGTTATTTAGCTGACCACTGGACACAAGCTTCGCAGCCTGCTCTTCAGCGATAACGAACGAACCGTACGCGGCATACGCTTTCTGCTCGACTGTCTCTGCTTGAGCGAGCGGGTTGGATGACGCGCATCCTTGCAGCCCTATCAATAACAGCAGGCAGTAGAACGCGAAAAGCTGTCGCGTCTGAACTAGATAGTTCATCTTAAATACCTCCGTCACCCGATCCTGTGACTCTGTTGACCAAGCGTCGGGTAGTAAGCGCTTGGTAGTCTTTTAAGAATGCAACTGCTGCACCACCGGCAAGGGAAACCCAGGTCGCGGTCGTGAGGTCTGCAAAAGTAAGGTCGGGATTGCTGGTAAACAATGTGACAACGCTGGATCCGAAAAGAATCAACGCTGCGATCAGTGCACCTACGAGTGTATTCATGCTGCTTCTCCTGTTCCGCATTTAGCGCGGATCGTTAAGCGATGTGTCTCCACTCGCCCCAATTGTGCAGTGATGATGCGCATTGCCTCACCGCTGCTAGAGACTGCACGTTCAACCTGTCCAGTCTTTTTGTTTTTCATCAGTGCTCGACGCATTCCGGGTCCTGTACAGCCCACTACGCCGGTCACGAAATTAGCAATGTGCCAGAGAATTAAATACCTCCCCACATTGTTCGGTCGGTCTGCCTCTTCCTTGTAAACGCCAAGGTCCGGGTTGGACAGAATGTAAACCTCGTGCCCGTTCGGCCTGACCCACGGCTCCAGCTGGTACTCTCCGTCCGGGATGCAAGATGCGAACGGTTTTCCCCCAAGATCATCATGAGACACCCACGGACGTTCAATGCCAGCCAGCTCAAAAGCATTAACAGTAATAACACTTTCAGTCTCCGTGTCTGCATAGCTAAATCTTTCTTGCAAGAGATCCATTAGCTTGTGTTCACCACTACTTCGAGAGCAACCTTCGCTTCTTGAAGCGCGGCTAACTCAATTTCCAAATCGGCAAGATACTCGGCATCATCTGCTGTCCAGTCCGTTCCCTGGCGTTGACGGAACCGAAGACCTGCCATCTCTTTCTTAAGCTTGTTGATGTCACGAACGAGCAGAGCGACAAAAGCATTCTTGATTGGCACCGCTTGTTCCTGCGCCGCCTGCTTGATGTCTTCTGCGAGTGCCGTAGAAATTACCGGCTTGCCGATGAACCACATTATCGGTAGCAGAGGTAGAAAAGCGATCACCCCTGCCATCGTGATATGTAGACCCTGCTCTTTCGTAACCTTCATGACTTATCCCTCCGCTGATTCCACGGGAGCTATGGCAGGAGCTTCGCCACCTCCCCCATTATTTTCTGCAGCATCTGGAACTGCTGGAGCTGCCGGAGGTTTCACAGCGGCTGCAACTGCAGCTGCAACTTCCGGAGTTGCTGGCGGAGGTGGTGCCAGTACCACTTCACCGTTTGCCAGTGCGGTCAGCAACCCTTCAAGGATGCTCAATGCACCAGACTTTGCGATGCTCATAGGCACGGGAAGGTCATCGACCTGCAGGAGTCTCACACCAGCAGACGCTGCCATCTGAACTTGTACTGCACTTACTTCTTGCTTTGCCATTTTTCTTTCCTCTTATGGGTCTGTAGTAAAAGGCCGACGACCGCTCTCAATGGTTTCCCAGCGAAAGCCTCCGGCGACATCGGGCATGATCCTTTGATCTACCATGCCAAATTCGAGATCGGTGGGTTCAACCCACGTTGGGTCGATCAACTTGTATTCATCTATTAGAACTTGTCTTGCACCTATCATCCCTGCTCTCGGTGAAACTTCAATGATGTTGCCACCGATTGATTCAACGTACAGGTACTTGGAAATTCCTTGCAGGAAAACAGGCAATGCTGGAGCCTCCGCCAACGCAAGATCCTCAGCGTAAACTTCGATCTGGTTCACAGCGAGGGGGATTGCTTCCGAGAAAGCACAGTAGCGAGCCACGTCATCAACGAAGATCGTGTAGGCATGTCGCCCAGTGAACTGCTCGCACCAGAAGTATCCAGGGTTCGCGTTCGGAACGTGATCCCAAGGAGCGAACGGCCATGTGTCGTACTCTAAGAACCCTCCCCTCCCTTCTCCGAAGATGTTCATCTGGGGACGAACAATCACATCTGTCTGCGCCGATGGGTGAGTACCAAGAGGTCCACAGGTATATCCAAGCTTCTCAGCGAGAGCAAGTTTATTGAATATCCAACGATCCGCTACCGGCACTTGAAGATAGGAATCTCGGTCGTAGATGTATGGTGGCAGTGTAATCATATTAAGGGTCCGTCTGTATATTCGTAACGTCCACTGTGAACGTCGTGCTGTTTCCCGTGTCGGCAATCTCGCGCACTGTAAACGAGCCGATGACCTGTGTCGTGCCAGCAGTGCGACCTTTTCCTCCAGGTCGGTTTACATTCCATATTCGGTCAACACTCATATCGACGAAGACTCCGACCGCTGCCGCTTCAGTACTCCACACTCCCATAGACAGTGAATCGCATGCGACCTCAAAGAGCGATGGATTACCGAAAGCAGCCCACTCATCCGTATGATCAATCGGACTACCTGCATCGTCGTCCCCCATCAAGATGTACGTTAGATCGTGACGCTTGACCATCTCGGTCGGCGTACCGACAGCTTGAATCGTATCGTTGAAAATGATTCCTACGTTGTTCGCTGCCGTATCGTCGCTGAACAAGATGGTCACGGGATTGGTCACAGCCACGGAAGGAGTTGATGCTCCCTGCTGAGCCGCTGCCGCCAGCGTATGTTGACCCATGGACCCTCGCTGATGGAAGCGAGACGGTAAGATCAACCTTGGTCGAACTCTGCATATCATTACGGTGTGATTCCCGTTCCCCAGATGTAATAGACCGTCGCACTCTCGCGCCAAATGTTAGCAACTCCGCCTGGTCCTACCGTTGCACCTCCTGCTGTATCAATTCGTGTACTGCCATCAAGATAGAAGAGCGTCGTGCTCGCTCCTTCCGTAATCGTGTAATCCCCCGAAGTGAATGCATTAATGACCGTAGTCATTGTTTCAACCGGGAAGTCCAGATCGACGTTCGATGCGAGCGTCAACGTTCGTGCAGTGGTTGCATCCTTGAAAGCGATCTGACCGGCATGTCGAGACTCCAACGTATCAGACACGTTGTCGTTGAAGATTTGCAGATCGTTGTAGCCTACTTCATGGAATACGCTTCCGTTATCCTGAATGTCTGCAGCAGTCGTCCTACCCGTCACGGTGGGATCCGTGAAGAACATCCGGATCGTTCCAGCCGTCAGCATTTGGAGCGATCCCAAGTTAGAATTTAGCTGTCCGTTGACGCCAGTGTGCTTCAGGTTGACAAAGTCGGTATCGGCTGCACCGTCTTCAAATACGGTTAGACCTCCAGTTTCTTCGAAGCCAACCATGTCGTTGATGCCATTTCTGATCACATATCTGTCACCAGAAGATTGGATCAGCGAGAGAACGAGAAGCGTATCACTGCAAGACCATGACGCTCGTTCAATCCCAGACACTTCCATCGTCAGCGCACTAGCGATAGCTCCATCAATGGACAAACCCTCGCACTGCAACGAACCATCAAGGAAACGCCAGAAATTAGCACCGTTGAATATGCACCCTGCCGATGAGTTGCTCATGTTGATGTTAAAGACCGTCGCAGATACCGGTTCGATCTCAATGTACTGAGCATCGGTCGGATCGTAGAAGCGATGTCGCCCACCGTCGCGCCAGTTGAATATTTGACTCGCTGCCAAACTCTCTACTTCAAAGTCAACACCGTCCCAGTCCATTGTGACGTCAGTGCTACTACCGAATTGAATCTGCTCGTTATCGAGTAGGACAATCGGTGCTGCCGGAGCAGTCGAGTTCAATACGAAGTCAGTCCCGGCGTCATCAGTGAACATCGGGTCACCGGCTCCAGTGTTACGCACCCAGAACTCACCGTGTCCAGCGATGTTGCCGTGGTCTGCTGCCTTCTCCTCCATGAAGAATCCTGCACCGGACTCAATGACAAGCCGAACTTGCTCATCCATGTGCATGATGGGTTGCGTTCCACCTCCCGGCGTGTCCCAACCCCAAGTGAAGGTCTCTGCTCCGGCACTACCAACATGGAGCGCGAAGAATCCCTCATCCGCTTGATGACCTTGCGTGAACCACAGACCGGAAGTTGAGTTGCCGACGACCGCGAAGATTTGACAGCGAAGGGGATCAGACGTCGCGTTGCCAGCCATTCGCAGTCGGCCACCGATAGCCGGAGAAGCGTTGTTGAACGTCATTCCAGGGCTACTAGCAGCCCAATGATCTGACTCCCAGTAAAGCATGTCCGACTGGTTAGCAACATCCGTTCCAGCCTCGATGAAGAGGTCTGGATCGTAGAAGACCTGGATGTCTTCACCGTTTGCTGGGAGTACGTCGTCCCCGTCTTCATAGACAATGGGGATGCGCCAGAATCCAGTGAAGTCCACTGCTATACCAGTGAGCCGATAATTCAGCTGAGAGACTAACGTGGTGGAGTTCCTGATGCGGAACTTCTCACCTGCCAGCAAGCTGTCAATGACCAGAGAACCAACGTCGATTCCATTCACGTCTAAGTCATCAACGTAGGCAAAAGTTGCTAACGAAGGAGTCGCATTGTTCAGACGAATCAATCCCGGACCTGGATCAGCTTGTGCCGTTGCTGTGTCGAACTGATAGTTGAACTGATCGAACGCAGCTTCCCCAGAGAAGCCAAGACTCTCTAAGTAAACCGCGACATTGATTTCTTCTGTGTCAACCGGAAGTACACCACTGCTGTCAACAGTAACCGGCATTGTCCAGAAGCCTGTTTGATCAACTGGTGGACCGCTCAGCGTGAAGATGATCCACCGAGTGTCATCGTCAACTTGCTTGATGAACAGCTTATCGCCAGACACAAGTTCCGCGCCCCAGAAGCTTCCGAAGTCGTGACCACCTATTCCGGTGTCATCAATCGAGATCTCGGTGACGCTCGCGGGCGTGGCGTTATTGAATCGCAGGTTGTAGAGCCCAGGATCCGTGAGCATGCTGGTGTCCGTGTCGAACACGGCACCGAATTGAGGAGCACCTTTGTCAGTCAGGTTTTGTGCGAAGAACTGCCGACCGAGGAAGAGCCCACGGTTAGCTCCGGTATCACTGACAAAGTAAATATCCCCCGATCCAACCGAACCGTGATTGCTGGCGTTGCCGATATTCAGCGGTGCTTGTATGAAGCGATCTGCGCCATTTATTATGACGTCGTTATCGAAGGTGACAGTTCGACTGGTAGCGGGGTTATCGGTGAATTGGACATCACCGCGTATTTCCCAATCGTCTCGGTCAATGTTGTAATCGATGAAGTCGGCTACAGGGACTCCGGCGTTCAGCGGGGTTATCCGGAACGGGGTATCAACATCCGGGGCACTGAACTCGACACCACCGTCCACAGAGGCCAAATCACCGTAACGGAATGTGGTCACACCGTCAGGATCCATCTCAAATCCGATTCTTGTCGCTCCTGATGCCGTGTCTTCTCCGCTGATCGTGACGTGACCACCGTGGATGTAACTGTGGACATCGATGACGGTGGAACCGACACCTCCAAAACTTCCCACGAGGGCGAGCAGACTGTTCGTCAGGTCTATCCGGGTACTCTGTGACCCACCGGTCGTAGGATTGTTGGAAGTGCTGCTGACCGCTGCGAACTGACCCCCCGTGTTCGTACTGAAGACCACGCTGTCAGACCTGAACAGTTCCAGGTCGCGAGCATTCATGTCGTAGTGGAGGATGTTCTCTTCGTTGCCGGTGGATGCCGTCCCGCGTATGAATACGTCCTCTCCCTCCATGAAGCTGCGCAGTTCAAGAGAAGGTACTCCAGCAGCGAAGCCCAGACGAGCCAGTACATTGACGTTTTGGAGATCGCGTATCTCTAACAGAGCCGTGACCGCTTCGTTCGTGGGAGGAGTCGCTGTGTTGATGTCCGCCAATATCCCAAGTGGCGAATTAAACGGATTCTGACTTGGATGGTTGGTCACGCTGATTGTGATCGCGAGACCGGGACCACTGTCAACAATGCCGATGTCTGCTCCCGCAGTTAGTATCCGCTCGTTCGGCAGGATTGCGTTCGCTGACTGAGTAACGAACGTTGCATCTAATCCGAATGCAGACGAGAGATCATCCGCTGCAATTCTTCGGCTGACCTCTACACCCGCTTCAAGAACTGACACCTCCAGGAACGTAGCAGGTGCATCGATGGGCACTACAACGTCAGGCAGATCTGAGATTGTTATGTTGGGCATTAGTCTTCCACCTCATTCTGGTTCACCGTTGCGTCCTCAAGCACACGCAACCTACCGTCTTCCGTGATGCGCGGACTGGAGCCGGGAGCCTCACGAATGCCGCCCAGGAAATTAACGTTCGGGTTCGGTCCCCCTGCCGTCAGAGCCTCATCAGGACGATAAAACGGCAACGTGATGCGATCAGCCTGACGTGGAGCCAGACGATACGGATCGTAGTCATCGAGATCATCGATGCAAACTTTCAGTCCCGGAGTGTTCGGATCTGAATGCAAATCTTCGAGGAAGAACTTACGCCAGCATCGCTGACAAACGCCAATCCCGTAAGTGCTCTTTCCAGTTGGATCTAAAAAGATAGCCATGACTACCTCGTATAAGGTGCGATGTTGGGACGCAGGTACGCTTCAGACTCATCGGTCTCGCCCGTCCATGCGTCGGTTAAATACTTTTCTGCATCGAGATCCAGTCGGGGAATGATTATCTCGTCCACCTCTTTGATCTCTCTGCCCATTTGTGCAGCTAGGTTGCAAACGATAGCGAGGTACCAACGGTCAGGAACCTCCAGCTCGTCGCTCATCACACCCACGTCTTGCAGCTGCCGCTGCACGAAGCCGGTAACCTGATCGAATGTGTGCGTTGCTGCAGGGTTAGGCCACAACTCGATCTCCGGTTGCGTACGTGTTTTGTCGTACCAGAACTGCGTCGGTCTGCCTGTGCTCGATTTGTCAGGCAGGTTTGCGTAGTCGTTCCGATTCAGTTTGTACATCGGAATTTCATTCGGCTTGTTGCCGTAGAACAGCTCGATGACATCGAGCACCGTGGTACCGGTAGCGCGAAGTCGATAGTTATCGAAGTCGTTGACGCCTCCCAGCACGCCCTGCACATCCACCCAGAGCCATTCATTTGCAACGACTGCTTGAGCCGTCCGCGTGAGGAGATTTACCGAAGTCACGAAGTTATCGTTCGAGCCCTCGATCACGTAGTCCCAGTCACCTGAGACGTTGGGCATGATGCCGAAGGTACTCACGTTGGTCGCACTGTCGAGCAACATGTCAATCGTGCCCAGCGCTGCTATCTGCGTGCACGCTGTCGTCAGGTCACTGTCGAATGCGTTGTCCGCAACACCTTCCGATGCGGTCGCAGTACCGGTGATCCGGTTTAGGTTGCGCAGGTTGATGGTGTAGGTGTCCACGGTACCGAGAGGGCACGGCACAGTTGCCTGACGCTCGTAAATTGGCAGCAAGAGTGGGATGACGTTCCACAGCTTGATGCCTTTGTTGACGAGGGTCTGCGTCCACAACCAGAGCATGTCGAGTGCGATCTCGATGTGCTCCCCGGTAATCTCCTGCTCAACCATTTTGCAACGACGAAACGCATGATCAATGATCTGCTGGTTCCGGAAGATTGTGCTACCGACTGTTCCTGATGTTGGCATTAGTATCCTCCGCCACGGACTCGGCTACGCCCACCACGAGGTTTAGTCCCGTGACCTTTCGGTCTCGGGGATCTGACGTGACGGTCCATTACTTTCTCGGCGACTCGCTTAGCGACCTTTTCTACAGAGCCGCCTCGGCTTTTTTTACTCGACCACCCGACGCGTAACCTACGCTGCCTCCCTTGCACTTGACGTTTTCCGGCATGCCTTTCTTGCTCATGCCTCGGCCTTTGGCTTTGTCGGGAGCCTTCATCTTTTTGTTGGGCTTCAGCACTCGCCGCACTCTTATGAGAGCAGCTTCAGCCAAAGCACCACCACCAGAGTCCGCCTTACCCTTCATGTAGCCGCCCTTCTTCAGGCCCGGTTTCAAACGCTTGGTGCCACCGGCTTCGATCTCGGCCTGGTTACGACCGCGACGTGCAGGTTGGTTGCCATGGTCCATGGTTTTTTGCTTGCCGCGCGTCTGCACGAACTCGCTGGAGGTGTTCTTCACCTGACCACCGTACTTGTAGCCCATCTTGCCGCCTTCGTGTTTCAGCTTCTGATGAACTGAGCCGCCTTTCATCTTCGGCATGCTGATTGTGACGTCATCGACCACGATCTCACGATCATGCCCCAACTTACCCTGAGGACCACCGATGAGGCCACCCATCTGTTTCTTCACTGGGCCACCTTTCGCTTTATTCACGCGGCCACCTCGTTTGTATCCACGGACATGGTGCACGCCTGCGGAACCGGTGAAGCCCTGCTCAGCTGGAAAGCTGAAGTCCTTCACGTACGTTAATCCAACGTTCTTACCCATCGTCATCTCCTACGGATTGTTTGGATTGCCGGGATGATTATCGATCCTGTCTTGCGCATCGATTACCGACTGGTCCAAATGTGATTTCTGTCGTTCTAGTTCAGTGAACTCCCTGCGATTCTTCAGCACTTCGTCGCCCACTATGGCGGGCTTGATGGCTTCTGTCGTGCGAAGCATCCCTATGAATTCCTCAGGGCTCTCGATCAGTTTCCCGATACCGGCAGGTGGACGCTTCTCAGCTTCCTGGTTGAGGAATGCCATGACGTTGTCCCACTCTTTATCTGTGTAAGCCATCTACTGCTCCTGAACGTGTCGCCATCTAACGGTGCCGGTGTCGTCGTACCAGAACCTGATGGATTCGTTCGGCCCGACTGCAATGCCTGCGCCCGTTGCCGTGATGATCCTGTTAGCCGCAAGACTCAGCACATCTTGGTTGGTAAATGTAATTGTGTCAGCGCTGATGTTGATGATCTCGATAATCTCAGCAATCTGCGAGCGCCCAAAGCTGGAGTCTATACCCGTCACGTTGTACGGTCCAAGACCATCGGTAGTCAGCAGAACGTATCCACGCTGATTGTTGTTCGGCGCAAGTAGCCAATCATTTGTGTTCGCTGTGAGTTGAGCCGGAGATTCGCTAGGCTGATTGATGCGACCTCGGATAGTCGTGCGCCCCAGAACTCGAAGCGACTGAACGAGTGTAGCGCCGAAAGACAGCATTCCCTCGACGAAGACGTTAGACGCATCCGCGACCGTTCCACCGTTAAGCAAGAACGACGGCACACTGAATTTGAAGTTCTGGAAGTTCGATACTGCCAGCCCATTGATATCGACTGCACCACCTGAACTGAATAAAAAGTCAGAGTACTCTCCGCCGATCTGGACCTGTCTGCCATTCGGTGGACCGAAGAGTCCGAACCAGTTGTTGCTGTTCGGAGTCGCAGTAGCTGCGTTGCCAAACACGATGGCATTGACATCAAAGCGCAGGCCGATAGCACCCAGTCCAAGATCTTGCTGGAAGTTACATTCATCGGCGGCAGTGATGTTGATGTCCAGTGGGTTGCCGCCAGTACCGAAGAACGGTGAGACCCGCAACGATGAAGTCCCCGTGTTCCAGAACGTCATTATGTCCGGGGAAGCAACGGTGTTTCCATATTTGAGAGCGGTGTTGTCGTCGAGATGAACGTCACCAGCACCGAAGTCAGACTCTGCCGTACTGAGGTTATCTATCAGTCGAGCATTAGACGCAGCAACAAGCGACGACCGGATCACGGACTTCGTGACGTTGCCGCCGAATGGAATTGCGTTGAACTCCAGTCCGATGTACGCAGTCATCGACTCTGCACCGGCTCCAGGTTGAAACAGACCAACAGCCGGATTGATCATATGAACGCCACGGATCGTACCGAATGCAATTGAGCTTCCAGCTACGGTCGAGAAGTTCGCGGCGACCTGTATGCCAGAGATGTTCGTCGCGCTCAGCGTGTCGCCGAACGTTCGCGTAATCATCTGCGGGACAGAGGTCATAGAAAGAATGTTCGGAATCGGAGTGGCTAATGCACCAGCACCGTCGTTCTCCATCTGCGGCTGAGACGCATAGACGAACACCTGATTGGGCTGGACTCCCGGAGTCGAGGTCTCAAGGTTTGGCTGACCCAGGAACAGCGTGTGAACTGCGAAACCTGGAGACACCGTCTGGAGATAACGTCCTTGGTCGATCACGGTGCCGAAGATGAAGAGCCCACTGTCAATCGTGATCGTGGGAGTAACTCTGATGAACCCCGAAACTGCGGCACCCGATGATGGGACGGTTGTAGCCCACGTGATGACATTCAAAAGACTGGAAACAGTCCAGTCAACATCTATGTCTATGGGACTCAGCACTTCAAGGACACCGAGATCAGCGTCAGTAGAGCCGCGAAGACTCAGGATGTTACTAGCATTCGAGCCACCAACGATCTCGCTACCTGTCGTGCTTATCCTAACCAGGTCGGCGTTCGCAACATCCCTCACCGCGAAGATGTCACCAGCAACGCTGGCATCAATCGTCAGTGGATCAGGCGTCGCATTGATCGTAATCTGCGGGACTGACGTGTCTTCGTTGTACGCTGTCTGCAACGTCTCCGGCGTGCCGCCGACAGACCAGATCATGATGCAGCGGTCGTTGTTCGCGAAGAAGTCACCGAAGACGACCTCGTCCACCGGAATGGTGAACCAGCCAACGTTGTCAACCGCTGGACCAGTCACGTCGAAGACTACAAACTTATTCGCCTCCGTCTTGACTTGGAAATAGAGTCGATCACCTAAGCCCACCTGAGCTAACAGGTTGGAGATATCAACGCCACCGCTGGTCTCATCGTCAATGAAAATTTCAGTGACGGTAGCGTACGACGCAGTGTCAAAACGATAGCGACCGCTACCGGGATCAGCAGCGACGATGCTGGAACTGAATCGGTACTCTGCAGAGAGCAGTCCGCCTCCGGCTGGAGGATCAATCCACGACACGACTCCCGCGCCATCGGTTGACATGATCTGATCAGTCAGACCATCCGTTAGAGGAAAGATGAAGGAAGTGAATTCTTCCCACGCAGGCGTAACAGTGTTCCAACGCAGGATACTGTCATCGACAGTGCCGGGATCGACAGTGGGACCACCACCTCCCCCGGCAAGCCAATCGTAGTCGTAATTGTCGGGCGTGAGTTTGGTGAGGACGAAGCCAGTGGCACCGTCATCAGGGATCTGGATCGCTGCGATCCCAGAGAAGCCCAGACCCGACTGTGCAGTCATGGGCTACCTCAGATAACTTCGTTGATAAGATCCCGCACTTGCGTGAGCTTATCTTTCTCTCCTGAAAGCTCTTGCTCTCGACTGGCGAGTGCATCAGCTTGCTGTTGGAGTGAGGCTTCCCGACCATCCAACTCACCTGCTCGGGTGTCGTTGGCTCTCTTGTCCGCTTCCACGGCAGCTACAGCAGAATTAGCAGCTGCCGAATTTTCTGCTGCAGAATTACGAAGACTCTCCGCCTCCGACGTTAGTCTGTTTGCCTCCTGCGTACCTTTGTCCACAATCAGCTGCGCCTGACCTTTGGCTTCTGCCGCAATGGCTTCCGCCTGATCAAGCGCATCGCTGAGGGCGACCTCCGCAGCTTCTTTGTCTGCTTCGATCTCCTTACGCATTCGTACAATTTCGTCGGCAGGACCAGCGAGATCGACAACAGCTTGTGTCTTTCTCTCAGTCTCCTGCAGTTGCTCCAAGCGTTTTTTGAAGAGTTCTGGATTCTCAAGGACAGCCAGAAGTCCGGAGGTTTCGTGAGACGGTGTGACCAAACTCATCCGATTGCTCCCGCTTGAATTACGTTAAAGATGACAGAACCCGTGTTCGCAGCAACGTTAATTCGAACTGCTGTGGGTGGGAAGGCTAAGTTGCCATCCGCATTAGCAGATTGGGCGGCGAGTGTTGGATGAGGAAACCACGTTGCCGTAGCTGGGTTGAAAGCCTCATCAAACACATCGTCAAACGTATGCTCGACCGTATAGGTTGCTGTCGCTGTGATCTCAACACCCAGACCGATATTGGTCGGGTCTTGATAGACGTCAATCGGGATCGGATCACCAATCTCGGCTCCGCCCGCTGACAGAGTTTGCCTTACGGGTCTCATGGCTTATCCCCTTTCTTGCGCAGCGAAGAGGTAGTCCTGAGTCACCGTGGTCGTTGTTCCGTTGCCTGTTACAGCACCCGCTGTCGGAGCCAGCAATCCCGTTGGAAGTGCAAGCCCTGCCAGATCGATGAAGCCGGTGGCGTTGCCATCGACACCAAAGTAGAGACGGTCGATGCCATCCCAGTAGAACTCCAAGGTGATCTGAGTTGCAGCGACCATCGTAGCGACAGCAGCCTCTCTCGCGATTTCCCCTGCGCCTGAACGGACAACCAGGTCCACCGTTGCAGCACCGTCAGTCTTCTCGAAGAAGACACCGTCTGCCGGAGTGATGCTTGCTGCTGCATCATTCAGACCCCAGATGCCGTCAGCATCGATGACATCGTCCATCTCTGCTTTCGATCTGAAGTACACCCGTTGCGACGCGACAATGGAGTAACCCAGTGACGTGGCTTGGATGATGGCGACGTTGGTATCGACTGCGCCTGTGATGATGTCAACAGCACCACCCAAAATTGTGGCGTTCGGTGCTACTGATCCTGTTGCTGGAGCAGTGTAGCCACCGGGCGCGGTGAACTTATCGAAGTCATCCATGAAGGAATGAAACTTCGTCGGGTCAAGCTGACCCATCGAGCCGAAAAGATCCGCAGCGTTGCGGTTGGTAACTCCGTTGTCGAAGTTGGTGTTTTGAATGTTAACTAAACCCATTTTGGTTTCTCCATTTCACGTCTGGAGAAGTTAGGGGGCCATTTACGTCTGGCCCCCACCCTTCTGCGTTTTTTGGACTTACTTACAGTCCAGGTGTGCCGTACACCGCACGCGGGTCCGTCCAGTCCGGAATGTAACGTTCCGTGGACTTGTACCGCATGGAATCGGTTTCGAAATCACCTTCCATCGACTTCTCCAGCCCGCGACGCATCATCATCTGCATGCCGCGCGGTGCATCCGTCTGGACCCACCATGCAGTAGTCGATGTGATACGCGACAGATTGGCCTGACCCTGAGACAGGAGTCCCATCGAAAGGATCGGGTTGATGTCGTTGTTTGCCGTGCCAGCGCGCAGGACGCTCTTCAGCAGAACTTCTGCTTGGAACACCTGGCTCGGACCAGTGACAATCTTGAGAGGCTGCAAACGAATCCGCTTGCCGTTATTGTCCACGGCATTGCGAATCTGAATGAGCATCTGCTCAAGCGACGTTTGCGATAGAGCTGCAGCAGTCGTCAACAGGTTCGAGAACACGCCACCCGCAGCACCACCTGGTGCGATTGGATGGTTGGTCACGTTCAGCGCTACACCATCACCACCAACGAACGCACCGTTGAAGGCGCGGTTGAGGATGTTGGCACAGAGCGTTTCTTTCGTTTCGATCATCGACTGAGCGAGGTGCTCAGAGTAGATGCGACCGATACGAATGTGGTCGCCGTCTTCGACCAAGACTTTGGTAAGCGCGAACGCCAAGCCAAAGACCTTGTAAACGTAGCGCTGAATGAACAGCACTCCGCCTGCGTCGAACGTTACCGGGGTGCCGTCAGGCATCTCCGGCGCAGCGTTGAAACCGAACAGGACCGGCTCTTCATGGTACGAACGGGGGGTACCCTTTCGATCCGTGAAAACACCTTTCCATTCATCGGCGCGTTGGTTGTAAATTCCGTCAAATGTCTCGTTCAAGATCGGCTCGACAATTGAACGGAAGTCAGTGGATCTCATAGGTACTGCCATGACTTATGCTCCCTTGGTTAGCCGATTAGGTCTTGACGGTCGTGTACTGGTTAAACGCGTGCTCAGCGATCTGAACCTGCGCGATGGTGAACAAGTCACCAACCACGTTATCAGGAGCAGGGTTGATGCCAACTACGCGGAGCGTAGCAGCAGCAGCACTGAGACCAGCGGTTGCCAGTGAGACCGAAGACAAGCCGGTTGTGGTGTTCCCAGCCAGCGCATTGTAGTCCGCCATATCCCCGACGTTGGCCTGTAAGATAGGACCGTCGCCTTGGATTTCATAGACCATCTGGGCGTCACCGACGTAGTAGGCAACGATTTCCGTACCTACCGTGTTGGCTTCCCAGAAGTTTCCGACGCGTCGTCTGCCATCTGTCCCCGTGAACTCGACGCCTGCGAAGACACCGAGAACATTGGAAGCAGTAGCGACGGCAGGCACAAGAGCGCCCGTTGCGTCGTCAATACGCACTGGAGAGAACTGAAAGATGTTCGTAGCGAAGCCGCTAATTATCGTCGATTGCTGCTGACGAATGATTCCCGAAGGATGAAAAGCTGGCTTTAGCCCGAACGGAGATGCTACAGAACTCATGAATTTCTCCGAATGCTAGATTAAAGTTCATCCAGAGCCTTCCCCTGTTTGCTCAGCAAACGGAGGTGGTTCTGGTGCCACTCCCAACGCTGCTGTGCCATCTTCGAGTTCGAGACTTACCTTCCCGCGTTTTGCTGCGGCGTTCATCTCAGCTTCCATCGCACGGAGCTGGCTGCTCAACTTCTCTTCTTCACTGAGAGGTTGCTCATGGTGATTGATGTACATGTACGATTCGTACAGTTCGAGAGGAAGCTTGAAAGCGATCATCTCGTTGACACCAATGCAGCCTTCCCACTCCCCGGTCTTGAGACACGCATGGTCCCAGCCAGGTATGTCCGAAACTCTGATCGGCTCGTAGCCCAGCCGAATGCGCGCATGGATCGGATCGCGTGGATTTTCCGTGGTCAGCCAACAAACGTGGTAACCATCGATCTTAGGAATGTCTGGCAATGCAGATTGGAAATATTGCTGGCGAAACTCGGCCACCCTCTCATCGTCTGACAGTGCGCGGTTCTGCGTCACATCGCGATCTTGCATGCGACGGTCTGCGCGCTCTCCCGATTGATCGGAATTCAGTCTCGTGTCTGTTCTACGTTTAGCTGGCATGATTATGCTCCCTCCGCAGCTTGCTTATCGTAATTGGAATACGACTTTAGATACTTGTTGCGGAGCACTGGATCGTCCCAAACACCAGCCTCGACCATCGCTTCCTTGCGCTCGGGGCTGATATACACCTCGTTCTTTTTCAGCGGACGTTCACGTCCTCCTGTTCGGAACTGAGGTCCACGGTTCTGGCCTGAAGGTCTCTGCTGTCCGTTACCGGACCCTCCTCCACCACCGTCATCGTGCTGACCGGCACGGGAATCGTACCGACTAGGTAATGCTTCTGCGGTACGAGCACGTAGCTCGTCCCAATAATTCTTGTTGGTAGGGTCAAACCCCTCTTGGACCAATGCACGGTCGATCTGTAATACAGCGACCGAATCCTGATCGCGACCGGCAGGATCCCACCAGTCATTATCGATCATGAACGACTGCGCGTGCGCTACGTGGCGCGGGTCCAGCTCTCGTGCTGGTGCAGCTTGACGACGCCCAGCTGGCTGAGCCAAATACTGCTTGGCTTGTTCGAGATCGCGCAGGTTGTCGCGAATCGTGTCGCGGTGATCGAGCGCTTCCGCGAGATTCCTTCCGTCATTTGCCGCTACGGCTTGCTCGATGACCTGATTGGCGAGCTGCATATCACCGCGAGCTTTGTTGATGCTCTGATCAACAGTGGCAACTTCACTGCCAGCGATGCGCGCGTCGGTTTCTTGCTCGAAGTGACTGAAGCGTTGCTCCAGATCTTGGTTTCGAGTACGGAGGAAGTTTAGCTCGCGCTCAGTGCGGTCGCGTGCTTCCTTCTGACGCTGACGACGTGTCTTATTCTCTGACCGACGTCGAGTCGCCTTGTCCTCGGGTTCCTCTTGATCACCCGCGAGACGTTCATCTTGCTGTTGACCTTCACCTTCACCGTCATCGTCGAGGTCATCGTCATCCACTTGCCCTTCAGAAGGCTCTTCGACGGCAACGAATTCTTCTTCCTGCTCGTCGTCTCCAGGTTTGACGTTTTCATTTTCGGGGGACATGCTTCATCTCCTACAGATAAGCGATTACCGATAACGGATCACAAGTTATTTCACCGATCAGATCCAGATCGTTGTAAAGCACGAAACACGCCTGCTCTACGCCTGTCTTCTGCCGCACGGGGTCCGGTACGTCAACCATCCACTTGTCGCCACCGAACTTCGGTACGCGCACATAGGTTCCGATCTGACACCATTCTCCTTCCGGCCAGACTTCCAGAGAGTCGCGATTCTTAAAAGCGGCTGGTCCAAGCAGCGTGACTTTAGCGACCTGAGTGTTCCAGAACTCAGTCTCCTGGGTATCATCCGGAACGATGATCCCACCCTTCGTCATTGCACGCGGTGAACGCTTCTGAACTAACACTCGCGAGCCAAACGGTACCAGGCCAGGATCGACCTCCGGAAAGGCGTGCTCAAGTGAATCGTAATCCAGCATTGTTCGTACGCTTGCTATGTTCATACTGACTTAGGTCTCGTCTTCTGCTTCACCAACTACTTCGTTGAACAACTGCTCGGCGCGACACAGACCATGATAAGTTCCGCTTGCTTCACCGTATCCGAAAGCTGATTTGTCTTTCGGTGTCGCGAGCAAGACGATGCATCCGGCCTGTTCCTCTTTCAGCCTCTGAAGAATTTTCTTTAAAACAACGTCTTCGGCGGACATACTAGCCCTAACTTTATGTAAAGTCTAAGCGGGCGTGCGCGGTGACGACTTCGGTGGCGTGTGTTTGTAGCCGCCTCCGGTATCTCCGCTCGACGAAATCTTGCCGCCCTTACCCATTCCGCCTTTCAAATTGCAGTCGCCACCGAGATCTCGCTTGTCCACTTTCGGGAGCGCAGCCCCCGTAGCCAGTGACTTGTGTTGGTTGATAGCACCCTTCGGGTACTTGCCCATTTTCCCACCGTGTACATTGCCTTTCATCGTTCTCTCCTGCTATTGAATATGGAGACCTTACGGTACAGTCCTGCCGGTCAAACATCTGCTTCTCGGATCCACTCGTCAAGTATCCGTGCGTGGTCGGGGGGATGTTACACCCTCTCCCGACTTGATCTTCGACCGATCCGTCACTGCCTTGACACCTGCGATCTCTAGAGCCGTAGCATTGTCCTCGGCATTCATGAGTTCGCGCGAAGCTGTTTCCATCTCAGTGCGCTCGTCTTCAGACCGTTCGCGCTCCATAAGCTCTTCGAGTCGAGCAGCGTACTCGTTCGCCTTTAGTGCTTCGTCACGGGCTGAATCTAGAGCCTTCTGTCGCTCCTCAGCATCAAGCTCCATAAACGTCTTTTGTTGATCGTGTTCACGCTGCTCGCGTTTGTCCACGAGCGTCAACTGCGTGCGTTCGCGCTCTCGGGAATCTCTTGCCGTATCTGCCTCGCGCTCTTGCTCGATAGCAGCCATTGCATTTGGATCGACCGGCGGCTGTGGCTCTTCGGGCTCCAGCGACTGCATGACTTCTTGCAGCTGCTGAATCACTGGCATGATGCCTGACAGAACTTTTCCGACTGCAGGAATCACTTCTACCGATTGGTACGCGAGATTTTTATCCATCTCCTCGCGCACTTTCGGATCTCGAAGTCTCATCACCTGGCCCAGCTGGTCGTCCGTCAAGCCGGTCGTTGCTTGCAGCAGATCGACGTTGTACGAAACGTAGTAGAGCGCGACGTGTTCGATGATGTGCCCCATGAGCATGGGAACAAAGCGCGGTGCGATTAAGGGGTTTTGCCCCAACACGGGCGACATCGCATAGTCCAGATGGACCTGCAGATGCGCTAAATGATCTTGATTCGGGAACGCTGCCACAGGCCTGCCCATGGTCATCGCTGCATTCTCGTTGACTGCGTTTGCCTCCTCCGGTGTGTCGTCAGGTAGGAGCAACTCGTCAGGGTTCGGAATTCTGGTCCGTTCGAGAATGCGCTTCTCGACTTCCTTGACGTTGTAAACCTCGGGCATCGCAGCGGCACGGTCTGCAATAATTTGCAGCTGCGCCATACGTTGAACGTCAGAGAAGATCTCCGGATCCGCAACCGGCATGACATCATGCGGCGGATCGAAATCTTTGCGGTAAGCAAGCACGGTACCGACGTCGTCTTTCAGCTCTCCGTCGTCCAAGTACATCCGGTTGATGCGGCACATGATCTTCATGACCATGTCCATGGCTTTGAACATACGCAGGTGAATAGCGCTGAAGACAGTCATGCCTTCCTCGATAAGCGCTAGCGTGGTGCCTACAGGCATTTCGGAAGATTGCTCTCCTAATTTTTCGAAGGTTGTTTGAACGACGCCACGTCCGAGACCATCCACAACACCCAGGAGTTCGAGCAGAACATTCGACGGCTGGTTGAACGGCACCGGCATGATGAGTTTGCGAATGTCATCACCAGCGATGCCGCCTTCGATTTCAGTAACTGCCGCAACACGCAGCTCCTTGCTCTGCCCACTGAAGTTCGCCCCTTTAAGTCGTATGAGTGTGGGCAGGTTGTTCATGTGAGCAGAATCAAGGAGCGCGCGAAGTGCGCCAGTAGCAGCTCCGGAGAGCGAGCCAATCATTTGACCAAGGCCGATTGATCCCGCTCCGCGCCATGGGATGAACGGGAATTCTACCGACCAGTACAGGGGTTGTTTGGTTTCGTCAGTCTCTTCCCAGTTGCGATTGACTGCGCAAACTTTCTGGGAGGGTCCGTGGATGGTGATGCGGTAGGGAGCGTACTCGTGCTCATCTTCAAGTTCGTCGCACCAGCAATTGACTTCGTAGCAGTTGTGCAGTCCGTCTTCGTTATAGGGTGCGATTGCATCCTTACCTTCCACAGCAGCTGTCGCTTTCGCTGGTCCAGATACGTCCTCAGTAGCAGATGATGAGACGACGGGACCAAGATCTTTGTACATCTTGCTCTTAACGCGCTGCTCGTACTCCAACTCCGTGATGTGCTCAACGAAGGTGACGCGCTCTGAGGTGTAGAAGTTGGATGCTGCGTAGGGGATGTAAACGTCGTCGCTGGGCCAATACGTCGGGACAGGGCGTTTCTTTTTTGAATCATAGACGATGCGCATATACTGCGATCCGCCTAAGGGGACTTGCGTCAGTAGCTGTTCCAGTTCGGTGCGGAAGTCCTGCATCTGCGTCAGGAACTGCCAGTTCATATAATTCTTGATGCGGTCGGCTTTCTTGAAGCGATCTACTTCAGGATGCTCACCGGGGATGTAGGTCTTTACGGGTCCGTTCGGCGGCATAAGTTCCTTGATCGCACGCGACGCGAAATCAACCACCGCTTCAGTAAGCATGGGGTGCACTGCTTTAGATGCACCTTCGAAATCCGCGCCTCCGGGTGTTTCCTTGCCCAGCCCCGTGCGCTTAATCGCTTCCTCGTAATCCTTCTCCCGTTTTTCGCGTGCCTTCTTATCGCGCTCGATGTCTTGCATTAAGCGCGTCGAAATTTTGTTCAGGACATCATCGGTGAAGTCGTCGGCAATGTTGTCGTACCATTCTTTGTTCGGTCGCTGAAGGTCTTCGCCGACCTGAACGATGGCACCACCGTCGTCGGTATCGACTACCTTGTCAGGTACGTCTGTGAATTCTTCAACCGAACCGACTTGATCTTCTGGGGTTGCCATTAGTTGACGACTCCGTATTTACTCGCCATAAGATCAGCAACGTATGGGACGATGTTTGCGAACGCACACACGGGACAGCCGTTATTCTCGTCGATGATCCGGTCGGGTCCGAAAATTTCGAGTGCACCCATGTTGATCATGTTGCACGCTTCCCAGCAGGGATCTAACTCACCGCGCACAAACTTCGCGGTCAGTTCATCGGAAGTCTCCGCAATCTGGTCATCCAACTGCCGATCTTTCAACGCGAACATCAACTCGGCCCAGTGACCCTCGCACCATTTGATAGCCTTCAGGTGCTGCACCGGTTCGTGCATGAAGTACGGGAGATCGAGTTTGATGTTGGGGGGCTGGTTGTCATCCATATGGATTTTCTCGCTTCTTCAGCCTCCGCTCCGCTATCTCGCGAGCACGTGCTCGTTCTTTGTCCTCGACGGAATCCACGACTGTGAACGGACCAAAGAATTTATCCATGAGAAGGCGCAGCCCCTGTGTCGCAGTATCGAGCAAATCGTCACGTTCGACGGATCCTGGGCCAACGTAGCTGCATACCTGGGAGACAAGTGGGTCTGCCCAAGACTTGAAGTTTCCGGGATTGATTTCTGATTCAACTGCCCATACTCGTCCTGCCGCAAACATTGGTGACACATAATGGAGCCGCGTTAGCTTGTCTTCATTACCCGGATTGTAGCCGTGAGTCAAGATGTTCTCTTCGGCAAGCTGCTGACGAATTGATAATCCAGAGGCTTTCTCTTCGATCAGGATGACATCGATGACTCGTCCCTGATGTTTTGCGCGATGCGCTTTCGGACGAATGAGGGGCTTCAAAATCGGCTCGTCCTGATCACCGTACGTGTACCGCATCTCTTTTTTGATGCGACGAATCAAGCTCGGGAAGCCCAGCCAGTCTTCCCAGCAGTCGAGCAGCATTGCGTGCGGAAGCGGAGGCTTGCCCATTCGGGGCATCATGAATACACCCCAGACACTGCAGGCTGTCGGGTCATTTTCCTGCTTGCGCTTGTCGTAGTTCCGCTCCTTGAATGCCGGATCGATAGACATGACGAGGTAGGTGAACTTCGGTAGTGCTTTCTCCTGCGGCCACACCTTCCACTGACTGCGTTGTACGAATCCCTCCTCTTCCGGATCCAGAACCTCACCGTGAATTTCCTGGCGACCGACGCGCGTGCCTTCGTACTTGGCAATCGACTCGAAGAAGTACTCTGTCAGGTTGGCGCGATTTTCGTACGTCGCACCGACCACGTCCACGACGCGCTTATCTTTCTGCAATCTGCGCACGAATGGAGTGGGTTTCGGCGTACCCGTGACGCACATGCGTGGCGTGTCGCCGAGACGCAGGCCGAACAGCATGTTGTCCCACGCTTCCTGCGGATACTTCCATGATGCGATCTCGTCGCACCAGATAGCTGCGTGCTGCGGACCACGTAAACGTTCAGGAGTATCCCCCGCAAACCCACGAATGATCGAGCCGTTCTTCAGGGTGATAGAAGGCAGCGCTTGGTTACGATCATGAATGAGCTGCGGGGGAATAACTGACATGAGCCCGGTCGGACCTTCGAAGCAGGTGTACCGAACGTCATCGTGCGTTGGGGAGACGACTGCGTAGAAGCTCGGGAGCTGCCACGCCTGCTCTCCCATCCAGTTCGCACCGGTTAGTGTTTTACCAAAGCCACGACCTGACCGGATAAGCCAGATCGGTTTGATCATGTCGATGAATTCTTGCGGCGGCAGTTGCTTGGCGCGTGCCATCTGCTGCCAGCAGACACGCCAGCGCAGGTAGTGAAGCTCCTCCTCGGTGAACCCTGCAAGGATCTCTGCAGTGTCGTCCGGGAGCTGTTCGATGATCTCTTCGTCTAGGTCATCGAAGTCGAAATCGTAGTTGAACTTGGGTGGCTGATGGACCAAGCCGAAATTTAGTGATATGACCTGGCCCATCTACATCCTCGATACGGTTGACCAAATGGCGCATCGAGGGTAGCGCAAAAAGAAGGGGCTCGCTAGGAGCCCCGTTCTGCTAGTACTTTGGCGTAGTACCGTTTCTTCTTCTTCAGCTTCTTCAGCGCGTTGGTCGCACGCTTCAGTTTTGTCTCCCAGCGCACGATGTTCGCGTCCACTCTGGCTGCACGCTCCGCCTGCACATCCTTCTCAGGCTTCGTCTCTGCGTAGGGTTCGTCGCGCAGGAACTTGCGACAGATGAGTGTTGCTCCGTCACGTTCGAACCGCAGTTGCTGGTTAGTGTGCGCACCTCCAGTGAGTTGACGTTCGAGCCAGTGACCCATGTCGTGGTTGATGTCGTGCCAGCCCTGCGAAGGGTTGACAGTGAACACTCCCCAGCGACACCACGTGCGTCGGTTCCCTGTCCCGATGCGTAACTTGTACGGGAAGGGCTTCTTCATGACCTGCTTGTAAAAGGCCCGGATGAAATTCTTCGCAAGGTTCGGGTGAACGTTGCGTCGTTGCTCCGGCGTAGATTGCTCTTTCCAGATTGATTCAACTATTCTGTTGAACTCGTCCGGTGTTGGGACTTTTCTGATGTGCATTGCGTTGCTCCTTTGCCTGCCGTGTAATACACGGTAACGCTATTATAGCACATCTAGAAAAAAATTGTTTAGCGGAAAATCGCGCACCCTCCCCTTTTACGCGGTGGAGGCCTTACTGGAGCACAAAAACGGGCGGCTTGGGGTTGGCGAGCGTCACAGTAAAAGGGACAGTGTTACTAGGATCAGATTCCAGACCTCCTGTATCAATCGTTGTCGCATGACAATTGTGAGGACCAAGTGCGAATGTCCCCGCTGGCGCTTCCCATCGTTCGTCTGCGCCCGGTTGATTAGTTTGTTCCCAGATAGGAGCTGGTGCACCGTCACAATAAATTTTGTAACTTGCGATCTCTGCGTCCGGTAGTGGCGTGTTGTCTTCTCTCTCAGTCGGTGGCGTCCAAGTGAACGTCTTCTGCACGGTTCCTTGTGCGAACACCAACGAAGAGAGAAGCAGCAGTGCGACGATGCGCACTAACACGAAGACGCCTTGTCACCGTCGATCTTGCCG